CAGCCGATAAAACATTTGCCCTTTGGCATCAGCCGTAAACATAAAACACTTTACGATAGGAACCGGGCGAAAGCAAAAACTGGGCCATATTAAGCACCCGTTTTCAGGATGTTTATTTACCTATGTTTTACACAAGTAAAAATGGTTAGGAGGTGAAAGTATGAATAACTTAATGGCAATCAATAATGTCCGTGGCTACTTAGATCCAACAACAGGCACTGCATATTTAAACGCAGAGGATATAGCACGGGGATTCGGGTTTGTTGAAGAAAAAGGCGGGATAGAATACGTCAAATGGCGAAGAGTAAATGCTTATCTTCATGAATTCGGATTTTCGCCAGATGTGGCGAAAAATGATTTCTTACCGGAAAACATGGTGTACCGCTTGGGATTTAAGGCAAGTAATGAAACAGCTCAGAGATTCCAAGCTGTACTTGCTGATGAGGTTATCCCTGCCATCAGAAAGACCGGCGGATATATTTCCGGAGCAGAGAGCATGTCTGATTCTGAAATCATGGCAAAAGCGCTAATAGTAGCACAAAAAACCATTGATAACCGTAACATGCGCATTCGGGAACTGGAAGATATACAAGAAAAACAACGTCCAAAGGTATTATTTGCTGATGCGGTATCTGTTTCAGAAGATGTCATTCTGATAGGCGCACTTGCTAAGATTCTACACCAAAACGGCATTGAAATAGGGCAGAAGAGACTATTTGACTGGTTACGTGGACATGGATATCTAATCAAATCCGGCAGGGATAGAAATATGCCTACACAGAAATCACGTGAACTCAACTTATTCAAAATAAGAGAGAGAGCGGTTGATAATCCTGACGGATCTGTACGACTTGTTAGAACAACGCTTGTCACAGGAAAAGGGCAGCAGTATTTCATTAACAAGTTTATAGGGCAAGGCTAAGCGGTTGCGACACATCAAAGAAAGCGAGGTGAGGGAGTGAGATCGTCAGATAAGCGCAATGAAAAAGAGACGTGAGCGAACACGTCCCTTTAACCAGACATGTATTAGGGGAGCAAATCCCTAATATAGTCAGCTTATTTCTTAGCCTACACCTTGCAGCTTTTCCAATATCACAAATGCTAACCAGTCTAGTACTCCATTTATGAAATCAGATTGAAGCACGGTTGCAATCCCGCTTCTTGGCGTGCTACCTCACTTAAGGAGTTAAGTCTCCTGCTACATTACGCCGTAGCAAGCATCAGTAGTAAAGGCACAGGCGTCGGTTAAAAATTGGCCTAATGATAGAACCAACCCCTTTCCGACGGGATGAATGGAAATTTACACTATGTAACTCGTGTATAGACATCCCTCGGACATTATACATAAGCCAATATTTTACGTCAAATCTTTTACGCAATATAAAGGAGTGGTGATAGTGTGGAAATACGAGATCTTGTAGAAATTGTGAAGAATGAGAGGAAAAAGAAAGGTTTATCACAGTACAAACTGGCAAAAGAATGTGGAGTGTCAAGAGAGATGATCTCAAAACTGGAACTTGGAATGCATAACCCTAAGTTAGATACCATTTTATCCATTTTGAAGACGTTAGGTCTCGAATTGGTAGTAAAGAAAGCAAAAAGAGGTTGCGACACATGAAAAAAGAAATGATATTAGATGACACGGACAGGCTTCTGTCATTGGAGGAGGTAAGAATACGGCTGAAGACTTCTTCCCGGATTGTTTCAAAACTCATTAATTCAGGAGTATTACCTGTTATCAAAGTAAATTCTTCACGGCGTGTGCGGAAAATTGCTTTTAATGAGTTCCTGAATAAATGTGATGGCCAAGATCTATCAGAAATGGCAGGTGGGCTATGAATAACATGCTTGCAGGTACAGTTATTCTTGCAACAGTGGCAACTGCGGCCGGATATGCAGTACAACCGGAACCCCCAATGATTGAATACAGAGAAACTGTTTCAGCAGGGGATACTATTTGGGACATATGCAATCGTGTTTCCGACGGTCGGGAAAATCTGCAAGAACTTGTATGGAGAACAACGAAGGAGAACCACATTTCCAAACCCGGACAAATTCAACCCGGGAAAGAAATCGTTATTAAAGTAAAGGCGGTTAAAAATGTACAAGATAAAAGTGCAGGCAGATGACGGATTGAAAAAATTTGTAATTTCAGGAAAGGATGCTGAGTATAAATTTATTTCCATTGCGGCAACAGTAATTATTGACGACTTATATCATAATGGGTGTCCTGAATCACTCATCCAAATGATGGCAAGCCCTAACCCCGAAACTCGAAAAAGAGTTATTTTCGCAATGAGAAAATGTTTTCTTAAACGGGTAAAAGAGGGTATAGAATCATGAGATGTGTATTCTGCGGCCGTCCAATTAAAGATGGACAGGAAATGTGGGTGAAGAAAGGGAATACATTCAAGCCATGCCACCGTGATTGTGATTTTAAACCATATGAAGAACGGCGGGAAGG